TGCGAGTGGTATTAATTTAGATAATGCTGATAATACTCTTTTCTTAAAACCATTAACTGAAACTCTTGGTTATAACGGAAATAACTCAGTATTCTCATTAGATACATTGGTGGGTTTACCATTAACTTCAAATGCAAGTGCAACAGCAGTATCATATAGAACATTTACAATCGCTTTCCAAGGTGGATTCGATGGTTTAAATCCAACAATACCTTCTTATAAAGGAATTGATATTGTAGGTACAAACTCACAAGGATTTAATTTAAGTGGTGCAACTACTAGTGGTAGTGCAGCATATGCTAGATGTTTAAACGCATTATCAAACGTAGATGAGTTTGATATTAACTTATTAGTATTACCTGGTGTAACTTATGAACAACATCCTTATGTGGCACAATTAGGTATGGACCTTTGTGAAAATAGAAGTGATGCTTTTTTCATTATGGATGCAGCAGGACAAACAAATGGTATAACAGCAACTGTAAGTGCAGTAGCAGCATTAGATACAAACTATGCTGGTGTTTATTATCCTTGGGTTAAAACAATTGATGTTAATACAAATAAATTAATTGCAGTTCCACCTTCAGTAATTATGCCAGCAGTTTACGCTAACAACGATAGATTAGCAGCAGAATGGTTCGCACCTGCAGGTTTGAATAGAGGTGGTTTAATGGGAGCCGTAGCGGTAACTAATAGATTGACTCACGCTGAAAGAGATGAACTATACGAAGGTAGAGTAAATCCAATCGCACAATTTCCTGGACAAGGTATTAGTGCTTACGGACAAAAAACTTTGCAAGCTAAGCCATCAGCTTTAGATAGAATCAATGTAAGAAGATTGTTAATCACAGTTAAGAAATACATTGCTTCAACAAGTAGATACTTAGTATTCGAACAAAATACAACTGATACAAGAAATAAATTCTTAAACGCTGTTAACCCTTACTTAGAGGGAATCCAACAGAAGCAAGGTTTATATGCTTTCAAAGTAGTAATGGATGATACTAATAATACTCCAGATGTAATTGATAGAAACATTATGAAAGGTGCTATATTTTTACAACCAACTAAGACTGCTGAATTCATTCAAATTGATTTCAACATCTTACCAACTGGGGCAAGTTTTAACGCATAATTAAAAAAAGAAATACTTATAATAAGTAAAGGAGAATAAACAATGGCTGACGTACTATCATTTGATAAGATATTTTATACCAACTTTGAACCAAAGTTAGCGAATCGTTTTATAATGGAAATCGATGGTATTCCATCATTCATGATTAAAACTGCAAACAGACCTAAAATCGAAAGTGAAGTAGTAGAATTAGATCATATCAACTTAAAGAGAAAAATTAAAGGAAAATCTAATTGGACTGATATCACTATCACTCTATACGACCCAATTGTACCAAGTGGTGCTCAATCGGTAATGGAGTGGATTAGAAGTTCACACGAATCTATCACTGGTAGAGACGGATATGCAGACTTCTATAAAAAGAATATCGATTTCTATATGTTAGGACCTGTGGGTGATAAAGTAGAACAATGGAAATTAGTAGGAGCATTCATTAGTTCAGCAGAATTTGGTGATGTAGACTGGAGTTCAAATGAACCAGTTATGATTACATTAACAATTACTTACGATTACGCAATCTTAGAATTCTAATCTAAAGAAAAATATAAAAGAAAAGGGAGACAATATTTGTTTCCCTTTTTTATTTTCATTATATTTATATATACAAATATATATGTTATGACATCAAAAGAATTCGTCCTTTGGTTAAAAGGATTTACGGAAGGAGTACATGAGTTTAATATTACTCCTAAGCAGTGGGATTTATTAAAAGATAAATTAGCAGAGGTTAAAGACGAAGACCCAATAGGATTTCCATTTGGAGTTCCGAATACTGCACCAAATACACACCCGTTCCCTACTTGGCAACATCCACATTATGTAGACCCCTATAATCCATATAAGATAACGTGTACACCTGATACAAACGGAACAACGATTACAACAACGCCTAACGTGGGTGGTTCAATTACAATAGCTAATCCACCATTTGGATTTGGAAGTACATCAACTGCATATGGATACCCAAGTGGTTCTGCATGGAGTTATACAAATAGTGGTGATATGGGTACAATAGGCAGTAAACCAAAAACACAAACCGATTATCAACGGGAACATAGTAAACCATTATCTAAAAAAAGAAAAGCAAAATCGGTAAAAGAATGGGAAGATACACACGATTTAGGTGGTGAAGAATAAAAATTTAAAAAACAAATAGTTATATAAAACAAACAAAAAGTTATTATGGAAGAAAACGTACAAATACAAAGAGGAGCGGCACCAACGCAACCACAACAAACAACAACGGCAACATTTGAGTTTCCAACGCAGGTTATTAGTTTACCATCAGAAGGTAAAGTATATGATTCTACAAATCCATTAAGTAAAGGTACATTAGAAATTAAATACCTTACAGCAAAAGAAGAAGATATCTTAGCTGATACAAACTTAATTAACAAAGGATTGGTATTAGATAAGTTATTAGAATCAATTATCGTTCAACAAGGTGTTAATTCGGATGATTTAATTGTTGGTGATAAGAATGCAGTTTACTTAGCAGCAAGAGTATTAGGATATGGTCCTGAATATGATGTAGAAATCACAGACCCTTTTAGTGGTGAAAGACAAAAAGTAACAATTGATTTAACGACAGTTCAAACTAAAGATGTAGATTATAGTTTACTATCACCAAACAATAGATACGATTTCACATTACCATCTAACACAAAGCTTACATTTAAATTCTTAACTCACAAGGATGAGAAAGATATTAACAATGATATCAAAGCAATGGAAAGATTGAGTAAAGGAAAGGTTAATAGTAGTGAAGTAACAACGAGATTAAAGTATATGATTGTAGCAGTTAATGGCAATTCAGATAGAAGTTTTGTTAATAACTGGGTTATCAATCAATTTATAGCTAAAGATGTAAAAGCATTTAGAGCATATGTAAGAAGTATATCACCGGATTTAGATATGAAATTTAGTTTTACATCAGAAATTACGGGCGAAACGGAGGCGCTAGATATCCCATTTGGGATTGACTTTTTTTACCCTACCGCCTAATTACAAAAAACAGATATACGATGAGATTTTCTTTATCGTATTTCATGGTGGTGGTGGATTTACGTTTGGAGATGTGTATAATTTACCCAATCACATTAGACGAATGTATCTCAATCAAGTATTGGAAATTAAAAAGAAAGAAAACGAACAAATACAAAAAGCAAATAGTAAAGTTAGGAGAAAATAAACTCCTAACTTTTTTGGTTTTTATGATATTTATATAAAATCATGCAAAGATATGGCAAATAATAAAGAACAAATTTCCGAAGGTTTACTTACTAGTATAGTTGATAATTTTTTCAAATCATTACAAAGGGGTGTAGCAGATAGATACATCAAAGCAGCTGAAAAAGCTGGAGTTCATCCTGAAGTAGCTAAGAAAATGGAAAAAATGAAAGATGATTGGAGTGATTTTGATAAATACATGAAAAAATATCACGGATAATAGATGGCAAAAGCCTCACAAAATAAGCAAGCGGATACAGCGTTAGAGTCGGCACGTAAAAAATTAATTGGCGAAATCTTAGAATTAAGAGAAGCTGAAAGAAAACTTCTTGTCGGTCAAGAAGCTATAATAAATAAAATAAAGGTTAGTGAAAAGGATGTACAAAAAAATTTAAATGAAAAAGCGAAAAAACTTAAAAAAATTGTTGAATTAGTTAATGCAGAAAACACAGCAGTAAAAGAACAAATAACAAATTATGCGGATGCAGAACGTAGTATTGCGAATTTGAATGATATACAACATGACTTAAAACATACACTTAAAGATGCGGTAGGATATGGAACAGAGTTTGCACAAAATATAGGTCAAGCAGCTACAAAAAACAAAGAAGCATTTAAAAACGCAGGATTAGCAGCATCAAATGCAATCGTATCAGTAGCCGAATTAGCAGATTTAACTAGTAAAGATACAGCTGCAATAGCTGAAAAAAATCAAGCAATTAATAATTCAATAGCGGATTTAAAATCACAATTAGCAGTAATTGAAGCAACGGGTAAAGAGGGAGGTAAAATAGATAAAGCATTAATTAAAAATTTGTTAATTCAAATTGGTTTAATTCAAGAATCACAAGAAGAAGCGAGTAAGTTTGCTAATGTATCTAAAGAAGAAAAGGAAATATTACAAGAATTACATCATGAATTAGATATAATAAATAAAACTTTTAAAAAAGTAACAACAACTGCCGAAATATTTCTACGTTCAGGTAAAAATATGGTTGGTATGTTATTATTCGCTGGAGCTGAATTATCACATCATTTTGCAGAATTAAATAAAGAATTAGGTGTTGGTATGACCCAAATGGTAGGTCTTAAAACACAGGCATCTTTAATAGGATTAATATTAGGCGAAGAAGCCGGGTCAGCAGTTATTGATTTAGCTAAAGATTTAGGAGATTCACATCACTTAACAACCTCAATGGCAATAGATGCTGGTTTATTAGCAGCTAACTATGGTATGAGTGCAAAGGAAGCTGCATTTCTATCAGTTGCATTTGGTGAATTACAAGGTAAATCATATGGGGTTGGTAAAAATACCGGAGAATATGTTAAGCAATTAGCATTAGCAAACTATGTAGCACCAGCACAAGTAATGAAAGATATTGCAGCAAATACGGAATTCTTTGCAGTATATAGTAAAGATGGTGGAAAAAATATAGCAGATGCGGCAGTAGCAGCAGCTAGACTAGGTGTAGGATTAGAAACGGCACAAGCGATGGCAGACCATTTATTGGATTATCAAAGTTCAGTTGAAGATGAAATGGAAGCATCGGTTTTGTTGGGTAAAGAAATCAACTTAAATAAAGCAAGAGAATTAGCATACAATGGTGATATAGAAGGTTCATTAAAAGCAGGGTTAGCAGCAGTTGGTGGTATACATGAATATAGTAAAATGGATCCATACCAAAGAAAAGCAACTGCAAAAGCATTAGGTGTAACAAATGCAGAATTACAACAAATGGTTGCACATGAAGAAACCTTAAATGGTATGCATGGTGTGGGTAATCAGATGTATAGTAAAGGTAGTGAGATGCTAACTGCAATGGGTAATTCATTGACAGGTAAAATTCTAATGGGAATGTCTGCATTAGTTATGGGAGCAGGACAACTTAATTTAGGACTTACTGCAATGGGAACATCATTAATGGGTTTAATGAAACCATTGAAAATGATGGGTTCTTTTATTTGGTATTTGGCAATGGCACCATTTAGATTAATAAGTGGAACAATGAGTTTAATATTTCAAAAAATTGGTGCTAGTGGAATTGCAACAAAGATATGGAGTGGATTTACTGGTGGTGTAAGAAAAATGTTAGGTAGTGTTGCATTATCACTCATGGGTATTGGTGATAGACTTAAACAATCAACGGTACTAACTACCATATGGGGAACTATAACGAAAGGTGTAGGTATGGCATTTAAAGGTATTATGACAGCCGGTACATGGATGTTAAATACTATGTTCCCAGGATTGATTGCAAAAATGGGTGCATTAAAAGGAATTGGTTCAATATTTGGTGGAGCAGCTGCAATGACAGGACCATTAACAAAATCAGGATTACCGGATAAAAGATTTAAAGCAAATAAAATAGCAGCCGCACCCGCCGCACCGGCAAATGTAACAAAGGTAGCAAAGGTAACAAAGGTAGCAAAGGGTGCAAAGGTAGCAGGAAATGTAGCACAAGGGTCTAGTTTAATTCCTATGGCAGCTGGATTAACAGCAATGGGTACGGCAGCGGTAGCAGCAGGTGCAGCAAATTTAATAATAGCAGGTATAGGATTTACAGCTATGATACCAGGTACAATTGGTATGTTCTTAATGAGTAAAATAAATTTAGTAGCATTAGGTGCTGGATTAACAACATTAGCAACAGGATTAAGTGCAATGAGTGGAACATTTTTAGGTTCAGCCGCATTGGCAGTATCGGCATTAGCATTTACATTAATGATACCTGGAGCATTAGGTATGGCAGCATTTGGATTAGCGGCACCGATGGCAGCAGCTGGTTTGGGTATAATGGGCACAGCATTAATTGCATTTGGAGCAACAGCACCTGTGGCTGGTATTGGTATTTTAATGTTATTAGGACTAGCAGGTGCATTTGCAATATTTGGATATGGTGTATCTTTAATTGGTGAAGGTATTAAATCGGTAATGCAAGGTATAGGATCAATGGTAGCAATCCTTCCTCAATTAGCAGTTAATATGGGAAATTTAACTTCAATGATACTTCCTATATTTGGATTAGCAGCAGCAATAACTGTATTAGCAGTAGCATTAATTGCATTATCAGCAGCTAGCGTTTTAGCTATGCCGGCGTTAGCAGTGATGGGATTAGCAGCCGGAGCAGGAAATGCAATATTCGGTGGCGGTGGAAGTAAAGATGATGAAATGATTGCATTATTAAAATCAATAGATGGCAAAATAGGTGGACAACCAGCTATTAATATTGATGGTAAAAAATTAATACAAGAACAAAACGTTAATAGT